GTAAGAGATATCTTACCAAAAGCAATCACAAAATTGCAAAAAACATTATCTAAACGAAGTTACGATGTTCTTGCTGAAGTTGGGAGAATTGACATTAATGATGATGAATCGGAAGAACAGGTTTATGATTTATATGATTATAATCAAAAAATGATAAATCTTTATCCAAAAGAATGGAGACATGAAATGCGTTATAATCCACAATCAGTTGTTCAACAAATTGAACATAAAACAATTCGAGGTGTCCAATGTAAAATAGGGCTTTATATTAATGAAAATCCAATTGTTGAACGTGAATTTTTTGTTGATGGTTTTAATCCTGTTGTCAAAGAATCTATTGATATTGTGGATGCTGTAACTGATATTGCTGATGTGATTTTTAAAAAAATCAAAAAAAATGATATAAAAAATATGTGGGATGATTATGATTTAATTAATTATAAAGGTCTATCAATTAATCAAATTAGAGAACTTTCTTCTTCTAAACGGGAAGAAATATTAAGAAGACTCAAACGAAATTAATTATATTTGAACGAGAGATGAGTTTAAATTTATAATCATTATTATTCATTTCTCGTTCTTTTTTACATATGTTTTTATAATGACAGATAATACAGAAAACACATTTTCAGCATATCTCGGTCCTGAATTTCAACAACGTTTATTATGGCAGTTATTGGTTGAACCAGAATTTGCTGAAAAAATAATACCTGATTTAGCAATTGAATATTTTGATGATCCAAATCTCAAAAGGTTATTTATAATAATGTTGGAATATTATAAAGAATTTGATAAAGTTCCAAATCTTCAAAATCAAAGTATCCATCAAGCAATTAATAAATATAAAACACCAAATAATGTAATTGAAGAAGAATCATTATTTGCTGTTATTAAACGTGTTGAATTTTGGAATGAGAGAATTATTAATAAACAAATGCTTTATGATGGTGATGTTGTACAAAAATCAACTAATTTATTTATTAAACAACAAGAATATCGTAAGTCTGCTGAACACGTACTTGATAAAGTTAAATCTGGTGAAATAAAAAATAAATTTGTTATTAATGCTATTGAAGAAAGATTTCAGAAAATTAGTCACATTGGTGAAGAAAATGATGATAGTGAATTACTGATAGAAGGAATTAGAAAAGCGTTGAGAAAAGAATTTAGAGAAACAATACCAACAGGTATTGACGTTATTGATACGTTAACTGGTGGAGGATTGGGTAAAGGTGAAATTGGTGTAATATTAACCCCATCTGGGGTTGGAAAAGCACAACCTTTGTCTTCGAAAATATTAACACCTAATGGTTGGGTTAAAATGGGTGATATTAAAATTGGTTGTGATGTAGTTGGTAGTGATGGAAAATCACAAAAGGTGTTGGGTGTTTATCCACAAGGAGAAAGAGATATTTATAAAGTGGAATTCAATGATGGGACATCTACATTATGTGATGATGAACATTTATGGGCTGTTAATTCAAGGAATAATCGTACTGCAAACACCACAATTATTGTAAATGGTAAACGAAAACACATTAAAGTTCCGAATTTAACATATATTCCCCAAACACTAAAAGAAATTAGGAAAAACTACAAAATAAAAAATGGATTGAATTATAGAATTCCAGTAAATAAAGAGGTTGAATTTAATAAAATTGATTTACCAATAAATCCTTATTTATTAGGTGTATTAATTGGTGATGGTGGTTTAAGTGATGGTGGTGTAAGATTTACATCTATTGATGAGGGGATAATTAATGAGATTAGTAATCTTGTTGCTAATGACTATAAGCAATTATCTGTAAAGCAGATTTCTAATACAATGAGTTATGGAATAACAGGTAAGGCTGGTAGAAAAAATATTTTATTTCAACAAATAAGAGATTTGAAACTTAACGTTCGTTCGGAAAATAAATTCATACCCAAAGAATATTTATTTACTAATATTGATGATAGAATTTCACTTTTACAAGGTTTAATGGATACTGATGGATATGCATCGAAGATTGGTAGGATGCAATATACGACATCATCAAAACAATTATCTGAAGATTTTAGGGAACTGGTATTGTCATTAGGTGGATTTTGTAATATAAAAGAAAAAACACCAAAATATAAATATGATGGAGTGTATATAATTGGCAAAAAATCATATATATTAACAATATCATTTTCAAATACTAATATTAAACCATTTCGTTTAGAACGAAAACAAAATCGTGTTATTTATAGAAATAAATATAAAAATAATAAATATATTTCGAATATAGAATATTCACATAAAGAAGAAGCTCAATGTATATATGTTGAAAATGATGACCATTTATATGTAACTGATGATTATATTCTAACACATAATACAACAGCACTTACAATTATCGCCAATACAGCATATGCACAAGAAAAAAATGTTGCTCAAATTATTTTTGAGGATACTAAAGATCAAATTAAACGTAAACATTTTACTATTTGGGCAAAATCGGCATTAAGTAAACTTAACGAAGATGAGGAAAACGAACGTGTTTTTAAAATAGTTGAAGAAAAAGCCAAACTAATGGAAGGTAAAGGTAGATTGATTATTAAGAAATTTAGTCAAGAAGATACCACCATGAAAGATGTTAAGAATTGGATGCTTAGTTATCAAAAAAAATGGGGATTTAAATTTGATATATTAATATTAGATTATCTTGATTGTTTAGAATCCCATAAAAAATCTCAAGATAGAAACGAATCTGAACTTACAATTATTAAAGGATTTGAAGCACTTTCATCTGATTTTGATATTCCAGCATGGACAGCCATTCAGAGTAATCGTTGTTTAAATTTAAATAGTAAAGTAAATATTGAAGGTATTGGTGAGATTAATATTGGTGATGTTAAAATTGGTAATAAAATATTAACTGTGAAGGGATATAAAACTATCACAAATGTATTTCCAATAACAAAACAAAAAACATATAAAATAAAAACAAAAAGTGGTAAAGAAATAATATGTTCGGCAAATCATAAATTTTTAACATCAAACAATAAATTGAAATCAATTAATAGTGGACTCAGTGTTGGAGAAAATTTATTTGTAAGAAAAATTTCTGATTTGGATTGCAGTTAATTAAAATATTACTATTTATAATAAATTTTAATTATGAAATATTATAAAACAATTA